CACACCGTATTCAACCGTCACCGATAAAATCAAAAGTGCAAGCTGTACATATAAGACGATTGGTGACATCGTAATCGTCAGTGCAACGGTCAAAATGAACGCTGTTACAATTGGAGCAAACAGTACATATCTGCTGATTGATTTGCCGTACAAGTGCATTGCTGTGGATAATGTTTTTTGTGTCGGCATTTCAAACCTCGGCAAGATTTTTAAATTTGCCATTCTGAAAAATAACACTTGGCTACAGTTTTCGACTCAGGATAAGACCGCATATACATTCGCAGACGGCGAGCAAATTAATGTGATTTGCTTGTACAAAATTAAATAACGGAGGTATGAAAAAATGGAATTAAAAGAAAAAATCACACTTGATATGCTCACAAAGGACAGCGTGTCGGTACTCAGACAGCAGTTTTTGACCTTTAACGGTGAAGAAATGCAGGTGGGCGGAAACATCCGCAACGCATATATGAACAGCAAATCGGGCAGAGAACAGCTTAAAACGGTGCTGTCTGATGAATATTACAACGCTGTTATGGCTGTATGGGGTGATAATCCAACCATTGACGAGCCGACTGTTGATGCTCCAATAGTTGATGACCCGACCATTGACGAAGTTTGACGAAAATTTGACGAAAGTTACCTACAACACCTATCAACACACAACAACAAATAACAACTTCATAAAATGACAAAAAAACAAGCCAAAACTAAGGCAGATGCTGTGTTTTGGCTTGTTTCCTATGTTTTTGCCGATGTTAAAATTCGACAATTGTTTGGTGCGCCAACAGGGACTCGAACCCTAATAAAAATGGCTTAAATACTGATGCTTAGGTGCTTATGACGAAACATTGACGAAAAAATTATCATACTGCTATTATATGCGATAACTCTTCATCAATTTTTCGCATAATTTTTTTATTATTTTCTTTTGCTCGTCTGTTGCTGATATCGGTGTAAACATCCTTCGTTGTTGCCTCGTTTGCGTGTCCGAGCAACCTCTTAGCTTGTGTAATATCAATTCCTGCCTCGTTCAGAAGTGTAGCGTAATTGTGCCTCAGACAATGAGCCGAAATAACAGTAAGGTTATTATCGGTAGCATACTGCCTTAATCCCACATCGACACAATATGCATCCCATATCTTCTTGTAATGAGATTCGGAAAGCAATTTACCGCCTTTATCCGTAAACAGATAACCTTTTTTCTTTTTTGGAATGTGTAACATAAGCTGTTCGGGAATATATATATCTCTGATACCTGAATCGGTTTTAGGTGTCTTGAAAAAAGGTCGATTTTCCTTCCAAGACAAACTTTTGACGATATGAAGTGTATTAGTATCTCTGTCAATGTCTTCATAACACACAGCTAATGCCTCGCCTCGTCTGCATCCAGTCATTAAGACGAACAATGCAAACAACCCAAAAGGCTTATCAACATTATCAAAGATTATTTTTATTTCTTCCTCTGTCGCAATTCTACGCTTTGTTGACTTCTTCCCTTTCGCTTGGATATAATCACACGGATTGCTTTCAATACCAAAGTCACCTTTCCTAATAGCATAAGAAAAGACACTCGAAAAGACCGCAAGGTGATTTCTTTTAGTTTTCGTTGTGTATGATTGTGGTAAACTGTCAATACACCGTTGTATATCAGATGGCTTGATATTTGCGACCATATCGTCTGAAAAAGTTTCAGACAACACTCTGAGTGCGTGAGAGTATCCGCTTTGTGTTGACTCAGATAATGTCGGTAGATACTCCTCTTTATAATCTGTTAATAATACACCAAGCTTTTGACTTTCCTCAACTTCCTGCTGATATAGCAGGATTTTTTTATTTAACTCAGCTTTTGTTTTGCCGTAAAAAGTTTTTCGTTTTCTGTTGACGGTGATAGATTTCTCATATCTTCCGTCAGCTCTTTTTTGGCTTTTTTGTTCAATAGGTTTACCGCACCAACAGCAAAACTTGCTATTGGTCGGAATCTCTTTCTTGCATTTCTTGCATTTTATCGTTGTTATTTTCATTTTCAGCATCTCCGTTGTTTCTTGGAAAGCCGAAGTGAGCATCAACTCGTCTTGCAATGAAGAGAGTTAAAAAAGCGAAAACAATCATGACGATTGTTTCAAGCACACTTGCACAAAGTGCAGAACTTGCATCATATGGATTAGCATTCGACATTATTGATATTGATAGCGGTTTTTCAATTAGTGATAAAAACACAATGCCACCTATAACAACCACCCAAAACCATCCTGAATGTTTTCTTTCTTTTTTCATAGTTTTTTATCTCCTTTCGGCTATACTAATAATAGTATAGCATCTGCCTTAATAATTATTATAACTACACACAACAACATTTGTCAACACAAAGGAGTAAAATTTATGAATACAAGGTCAAAAATTATAGCACTTATCAACAATATTGAGGATGAACAACTTTTGAAATTCATTTACAATCTAATAACCAAAGTAATAATTGAGCATATCTAAACTGGTCGATTTACACCAGTTTAAAAAGCAAGTTTAAAAAGCAAGTTACAGGCAAATTAAAAAGGTGAGTAGGATTTTTCCTGCCCACCTTTTCTGTTACCCGAAAACTTTTTTGCAATACTCTTTGAAAACTTTTCTCTGTTCGGGTGTCAACTCAAGATACTCTCTTATGATTTTTTCGTCAAGGTCATCAATATCATACTTTTCTTTAATGGTCATCACAATTGAGTCATCAGAGTCTGCATCACGGTTGCCCTCTCCGTACATAAGCCAATCATAATTGATATCGTATATACGGCACATCAACATAAGCAATGGCTCTTTCGGTTCAACTCTGCCTGTTTCGATGTTTGCAATTACATCTCTTGTTACACCTAACTGTTCAGCAAACTTCGGTTGGCTCAACTTATGTGCTGTTCGGACTTCCTTAACTCTTGCGATAAGTTTGTCATCCATCGTATTCCTCCTTTCAACTGCTATTATAACATCAAAATCGTGTATGTCAACACGATAAAGCGAAAAAAATTCAAAAAAATTATTAAAAAGATGTTGACAACACGATTTTAAGGTGCTACAATAATGTTATCAACACGAAAGGGGATTGCAAAATATGGTAAATAACACGATGAATACAACATCATCTGAAAAAAAAGATAGTGCATTGGAATTTGCAAAAGTGTTAGAAGATGCCAAGAAAAGCGGTGTCAAAAATGATAAGTTTGCAATTGCACTCACAGCCTTTAAACTTGGCTGTGCTTTAAAGGAAAAGGAAGAGGTGAGCAAATAATGGCAAGAGAAAAAGAAACTTACCGTTCTATCCTTGACAGGCTCGATGAGAGATTTCCTAACAGAGAACTCATCTCGCAGAAGGACTTTGCGGATTTTCTCGGTAAAAGCCGATTTTTTATTTACAACAACTTTGAAGACATCAAGATTGTTGGCGGCTATCCCAAAACATCAATTGCGAAAATGCTTGCGAGGTGAGCCGATGTACACATTTCTTATGTTATGTGTTTTGCTTACCGTAGGTGCAGTTTTTATCTGCGACATTAAAAAATAAAGGAAGGATGAAACACTATGACGGAAAAAGAATTTATCGACAGTCTTAATGAAGAGGCTGTTGTCATCAGCAAGGCTGAGTATGACAGATTGAAAGGCGGTGAGAGTAATGGATAAGTACGGTTGCGGTGACTGCGGTCATACTTGGTATGACAACGAAGAGCCGACAAAATGTCCGAAATGCAAAGACTGGGATATATATCCTATTCTTGTATGCGAGGACTGCGGTCTTGAAGATGCAAAGGAAGACTTTCCGTTTCACAAATTATTTGACGGAATGTGTAATGAATGTTTTTGCAAAAGCATACCAAATGCGAAAATTGCAGAATATATCAAATACTTTGTTGAAACCGAAAGTAAGTCAAAATCAACGGCACACTTAGATTATCCCGAGTTGTATTGCGAAAATATTGTTGTTCAATGGGTTTTTGTTATGAATTTCGATTACAGCCTTGATGTTCATCGAATTGCAATACATTACTTATATTTACAGATATTGTCTGCCCTTAATAGCGATAGTGTTGCCTATAACACTGATTTGATATGTGAAAACGCAAGAGATTGGGCTTTCAATGACTTAGAGGCTTTCTACGATTGGTGGTGTGAGTATGGGCGAAAATAAACTCACAGTCGGTCAGGTTATGGGACTTGTTAAAAGATACTATTTGACCGATTGGAAAATTGAAGGAGCAAGGACGGGTAAAACAATTTGTACAAACTATTACCGCAGTAATATATATAACTCACCACTTTATTTTCACAAAGAAGTATCGTGCTTGACTATGGAAATTTACAGTACCAGACGAAAAGATGAAATACAAGACACAGTAAAATCAAGGGTTGTAATTTCAGTTTCAGGCGAATAAAAAAAGGAACAAAAAACTATGAATTTGTATGAAATGACAGAAACAGCAAAACAGTTAATGCAGTTATTCGAGGATGGCGATATTCCCGAAGATGCTGTCAATGATACTCTTGAGGGTATCGGAGTGCAGGACAAGCTTGAAGATTACTGCAAGGTAATCAAATCTTTTGAGTATGACACGGATAACATCGACAAAGAAATCGAAAGACTCAAGTCAGCTAAAGAACGCACGCAGAAAGCTATCGACAGGCTCACGAAAGCTGTTACCGAGTATCTCGCAACTACGAAGAGCCGTAAAGCAACGGCAGGTACATTTGCTTTATCATTGAGAAAATCGGAGTCGATTCAGATTACCGATGAAAGCAAAATCCCTGAAAAATTCATCGTTACCAAAACAACGGTTAAGACTTCCCCCGACAAAACCGCAATTAAGAAATTTCTTAAAGAGAACGAGGAAAACACGGTTGAAGGTGCGATGCTTATTGTCAACGAAAATCTTCAAATCAAGTGAGGTATGAAAAATGTCAATCTATGAAAAATTGCTTTCAATTCAAACCGAACTGAAAGCACCAAAATCACAATACAACGATTTCGCTAATTACAATTATCGTAACTGCGAAGATATCTTAGAGTCGCTCAAACCTCTGCTGAAACAGTATAATGCAACGGTATTATTGACCGATGAAATTGAAAACATCGGTGACCGTTTCTATGTTAGAGCAACCGCAACCTTCATTGACATTGAGAACGGAGCAAAAGTCACAGTTTCCGCTCTTGCAAGAGAGGATTTGACCAAACCAAAATTTGACGGTTCTCAGGTCACAGGCTCGGCATCATCATACGCAAGGAAATACGCATTGAACGGTCTTTTCTGTATTGATGATACAAAGGACTCTGACACTCTTAATAACAATAAAGAGTACACAGCAACACCAAAAGCACGGAAACAGCCTACAAAGCCTGTACAGCCACAAAAACAGGCAAGTAATGTAATTATATGCCCTGTATGTGGAAAGCCTGTACAGCCTGCCAAAGCGAAAGACGGAAGCGGTTACGTTCCTGCCGATGTAATCATTAAGCAGTACGGTAAATGTCCTAACTGCTTGAAGGCAGAAAGGCATCCTAATAATGCTTAACAGGGTAGTGTTACAAGGACGGACAACCCATCATCCCGAATTGACTTATACAAAGCAAGGAACGGCTATACTCCGTTTTAGTATAGCCGTAAACGGCATCAATTCAACAAGCTTTTTTGACTGCTTTATGAAAGGCAAAGATGCCGAATCTCACGAATTGATGGGTAAAGGCACAGAGGTCTTCATCGTAGGACAACTGATGCAACGAAGGTATAAACGAAAGAATGGCGAAAATTCGTTTAAGACGGAAGTTTTTGCCGAGGAATGTAATTATATTACTTTTTCAGATTATGACGGTACAGGGCAAAATACGGCAAGAAATGAGGTGATATACGGTGGTTGAGGGATTCATTATTTTTCCTCGATGGATGTACTCAGACGGAGTGCTGAACGGTGACCGTGACTACTGGTCGGTATGGTCTTATTTGATGTTCAATGTCAATTATTTTGACACGCAAGTCATCATCAAAAATGAAGTTTTGACAGTACATAAAGACCAAATTTTCACAACTCGAAGAAAAATTTCAGAGGCAATCGGAGTGTCCGAAACTAAGGTTGACAAGGCTTTGAAACTCTTTGAAAAAGTCGGTTACATAAAAATGAAGTCGGACAGGCGAGGACGGCTTATTTCCTTGACTTTTGAGGAATTGCGAACCAAACCGCATACAACACCCTCACAGGAAAATGTCAACTATTGTACTGACACGGTACAACCTACCGACAATCAAGAGTGTTGTAACGCAGACGGTGAAACATCGCATAGCAATGCGGAATTTGGTGGTTTTGAAACCGAAACAAAACCAAAACAAAACCAAAATAAAGCCGAAACAAAACCAAAACAAAACCAAAACGCATACACAAAAGAAATAAATAAAAAAATAAATAAGGAAAATAAAGATATATTGTCGAGCAATCTCGACACCGTGAAATCCGTTGTCGATTACCTCAACGAAAAGTGCGGAACGAAATACAAACACTCGTCAACTGAAACACAACGGTTGATAGTCGCAAGAATCAATCAAGGTTTCAGTCTTGAGGACTTCAAGCAAGTGATTGACAACAAGGTTTCCAATTGGGGCAATGACTCGCAGATGTCAAAATTTCTCAGACCGCAAACGCTGTTTAGCAACAAGTTTGAGAGTTACCTCAATCAATCGGTTACCGTTCAGAACAAGTCGGTTGATTCTTGGCGAGATTCATCTTTTAGCCTTGAGGATGTCAGCGGTTTTCATCCGTTGCCCGATTTGCCCGATTTTTAACAACGAAGTCAAACGAAGTCACAAATTTCACGAAAGGAAATTTGAAAATGCCAACTAACTGGGATGCAGTCAACGCACAATGTCCGTTCTACTTGACGGAAACAATCAACACGATTACCTGTGAAGGGATTATCGGTCAGACCAATGTACACGGCTTTCACTTGCGAGCAGTCAAAGCAGAACACAAGAACAAGTTTTGTAACCGCTGTTTCAAGCGATGCAAGTATTACATCGCATTGATTGATGAAAAATATCCCGAAAAAAGATGAAAAATCTACGGTGTGTGAAATGTGGCAGAGAGTTTTATTCTGCGACAATTCAGAGATGTAAATTCAGTAAATCAGGAGCGTTTGTGTGTATGTACTGCTGTCAGCGGAACTGCAAATACGCACAACCGCATCTAAACGGAATGAGGTGTGGATACAATAATGCGAAGCAAATACAACAACCGTAAAGTCCGTTGTTGGGGAGAAACCTTTGACTCTATGCTTGAGTGTGAGAGATACAAGTATCTCAAGGCTCTCGAACAGCAGAAAGTCATATCAAACCTACGGAGGCAAGTAAAATATGTCCTCTTGCCCTCTCAGAAGGATTCTAAGACAAGAAAAACAATCGAGAGGGAAATTACATACCTTGCTGATTTCGTTTATGAGAAAGGCTCTCAGACGATTGTAGAAGATGTCAAAGGAATGAAGACGGATGTCTACAAGATAAAACGAAAGCTGATGCTTTACTTTCACGGAATCCAAATCAAAGAAGTTACAAAGGAGACGAAAACTTGGGTAGTTTAGAAAAGAACGAGTCGATATCCAAAGAACAGTTGATGTTCGAGAAGTGCAAGGGCAATGTTAAGATACCGACATTCGATGCACTCAAGGTACAAGAAAGACTAAAGAAAAGCGTGTTTAATCGTTTTCAGTCGATAATGTCAGCATACAATCTGACTGGCATCAATTTTTACAAATTCCTCGGTCGAGGATATCAGCTTAACCTTCCGTATCTTACGATGCAGGACATAACATACGCACTCAAAGTTACACCGTCATACCTTCTCTGTATTGACGATGTGAACAGGTTTGAGGAATACAGGGCAGGATATATATCGCTTGGTGATATCTTGCACTACATATACGAAGAAAATATGATGTCTGATGTTGAGTTGGCTAAGGTACTTGAATGCTCGACAACATCACTTGGTAAGGTAAGACACGATGGTGTCCTTCCTGCAAGGAAATTCATCTACAACCTTGCAAAGCAGTTTAATCTTGACATTAATAACCTTTACGGTTATTTCAAAAAATAATTTAAAAGGAGAAAAAATGATTGTGAGATTTGAAAATTGCGATTGTATGAGATTGCTCAATGGGTTGCCATCGTCAAGCATTAGCCTCATTGTAACTGACCCACCCTACAAAACAACGGCAAGAGGAAACGCAGGAACGAGCGGCGGAATGCTCCAAAAAACAATCAATAAAGCAGGACAAGTATTTGAATACAACGATATTGATTGTACGAGATATGCTCCAGAATTTTACAGAGTGTTAAAAGAGGGGGGGCATTGTTATGTTATGACTAATCATATCAATCTTATACATATGCTTAATGTATTTTGTTCGTGCGGTTTTCACTTTGTTAAATCGCTTATATGGAACAAACAAAATAAAATTATGGGTCAATATTATATGTCACAGTATGAGTACATCTTATTTTTCCGCAAAGGTAAAGGAAAGAAGATAAATAATTGTGGCACAAGTGATGTTTTAACCGTTCCATCGAAAAAGATAAAAGGCAAGGACGGAAAAAATCTTCATGACACAGAGAAACCCGTTGAATTGATGCAAATCCTTGTTGAAAATTCATCAAAAGAGGGGGAATGGGTTCTTGACCCGTTTGCAGGTATCGGAGCAACCGCATTAGCTTGTCAAAACACAAACAGAGATTTTATAGGGGCAGAAATTGACCCGAAATATTATGAAATTGCAAAGGAGAGAATAAAAAATGAAATCAGTAATGAAAATTAAACTTGATGAAGGAGCAAAAATGCCTAAAAAGGCACACGCAACAGATGTTGGATATGACATCTGTTCACCGATTGATGTGGTTGTGCCTGCTCACAGGAGTGTATTCATTGACAGCGGAGTACACATTCAGATTCCATTGGATATTGCAGGGGTTCTGATATCGAAGAGCGGATTGAATGTCAAGCACGGCATTACCTCAACAGGATTGATTGACCCCGATTATACAGGTTCTATCGGTGTTAAGCTGTACAATAATAGCGGTACAGATTATCGTATCACCGCAGGGGATAAGATTAGTCAGATAATGTTTATTCCATATATAACAGCTTTTTTCAAAGTAGAAGACAGCCTGGATGAAACAGAAAGAGGCGATGGTGGCTTTGGCTCAACAGGTAAATAGCTGCTGTTATAACTGCTCAGAGAGGCATTTGAGATGCCACAGCAATTGTGAAAAGTACAAAGCATTCAAAGAGGATGTACGGAAGAGAAATAATTACATATGGGAGCATATCAAATCACAGAACGCTCTTGCAAGCAGTATTATAAGTCGCAATCTAAGGAAAAATAATCGCAGATAAAGCAAAAAGAGCATCTCCAAAATGAGATGCTCTTTTTGTTCTGCCATAGGAGGGTGAGAGTATTGCATTTATATCAAGAAGGTAGTTGTAGAAAGGCAGGACGGACAGCCTGTTAATTGTTGTTGTGTTTCAACATCCACAATTGAAACACACTGAAAGATGGTGTTGTCGAATGCCCTGCCGAAGTCACGCAAACAAGTCATCGGACAACCTCTGTCCGTCCGAGTCATCAGACGATGACAAACAATGAAAATCACAACAGGAAAAGGACTCCTGCTAACTTAATTATAACACATCTATTTCAAAAAGTATATGTTTGAAAGTTTATTTTTTGAGGTTAGTATTTCAATAAAAAAAAGCACATAATTAAGTCACTCACAAGGTAACATAACGAAAGCGAAGTGATGGAATTGAACCCCGAAGTTATCGTGTCGCTTGTATCTCTCACAGGCACGGTTATAGGCTCTCTCTGCGGTGTGTTGGCGAGCAATCGGATGTCGAGCTATAGAATTTCAAAGCTTGAAGAAAAGGTTGAAAAGCACAACAATCTGATTGAGAGAACATACAAGATTGAACAGCACAACGCTGTTGTTGACGAGGAAATTAAGGTTGCCAATCATCGGATTGAAGACCTCGAAAAAATCAGCGAAAGGAAAGATTGAAAATGAAAAAAATCTTCACAAAAGAATGGGCAAAAGCAACAGCCGTCAGAGCGATTAAGACTGTTGCACAGACTGCCGTAGCGACAATTGGTGTGTCTGCCGTTATGACAGATGTAAACTGGATTGCAGTAGGTTCTGCATCTCTGCTTGCAGGTGTATTGTCTGTCTTGACAAGCGTTGCAGGACTGCCCGAAGTATCAGAAAGCGAGGAATAAGTATTATGGTCTTATCTGAAACAATTAACGGTATGGTGAGTGAGGACTACAAAGAAAGATTCATAGCCGAGTATTATCAATTGGTAATCCGTTATAAGGGATTGAAGAAAATGCTTGATAATTGGGACAAAGGGAATCTGAATTTTATTCCGACTTGCCCACGCAGTACATATGACTTGCAAATTAAAGCAATGGCTGAATATAAGGCTGTACTTAGAGCAAGAGCGGTTTTAGAGGGTGTTAATCTTGATGAAAACACACCTACTGTAGCAAAGTACAGAAAAATACCCGTTGTTATTGAAGCGTTCCAATATGACGGCGACCTGAAAGCTAATGAAAAGTGGTGTGTGCCTGAATGGGCGGTAAATGCCTACAAAAAAGGTACGCTCTATTACAAAGAAATAAATAATACTCCCCCTGAATTATTTATTAAAACTCTTGAAGGGGATATGAAATGTAGTGTTATGGACTATATCATCAAAGGCATTGCTGGAGAATTATACGCTTGCAAGCCTGATATTTTTAAAAAAACTTATGAGAAAGTGGAGGAATAATTATGAAAAATACCGTTACAAAGCGACAGATTGACGAATTGCTTGAAAAATCAGAAATTAAGGTCGAAACAGTTTACGGCAAGGTAACAATCGTAAACTGTAAACTGCCAAACGGCTTTGTCATAACTGAATCAAGCGGAGCGGTTGACAAAGCAAACTATGATGAAAAAATCGGTACAGAAATCTGTATGTCAAGAATTGAAAACAAATTGTGGGAGCTTGAAGGATATGTCCTTGCAAAACAGCTTTACGAAAGAGGGGAATAACAATGAAAGTTACTGCTATTGATGTCAGCTACTGTCAGACAGGAGTTGACTACAACAAAGTCAAGAACAGCGGTATTGATGCTGTGATTATCCGTGCAGGATTCGGCAAAGAAACCTATCAAAAAGACTCTGAATTTGAAACGCATTACAGAAACGCTAAGAAGGCAGGTCTTGCGGTCGGTGTATATTGGTATTCCTATGCCTATTCTGTTGCAGAGGCAAAGCAGGAGGCTAAGGTATGCCTTGCGTGCATCAAAGGTAAAACGCTTGAATTACCTGTATATTATGACCTCGAGGAGAGTGGTCAGACAAAGCTCGGTATGTCGGCTCTGACAAACATTGCAATTGCTTTTTGCGATGCTATCAAATCGGGTGGTTACCGTGCGGGGGTATACAGTAATCTTAACTGGCTCAACAATCACCTTGATTATGAAAAGCTCAGAAGTAAGTACAGTATTTGGCTTGCACAATGGTCATCAAACCCATCCAAGTCTTGCGATATATGGCAGAACGCCGATAACGGCAGAATCAGCGGTATCAGCGGTAATGTTGATACTGATGTAATCATTAATAAAAACATTATCAAATCAAAATCAGAGGTGAAGGAAGAAATGATTAAGAAGGGTTTAACAAACAATGCTATTCTTGCGTACAAAAAACAGCTTTTGAACCTGTATAATGCAGGTATCATCAAGACTAAGGTTGACTCATCGGCAGGTTTCGGTGACGGAACAGAAAAGGCTGTCAGAGAAGTACAGGCTCTGGCGAAAATCAAGGTTAACGGTGAGGTTGGAGTCGACACAATCAATGCAACCGCAAAGCTGATGAATAATTATGTCAGCAAGCTAAAAACTAAAATTTCAAACGCAAAAAAGGCACTTGGCTGATGTTAAATATTTCGCACCGTTGCAAAGTTAGCAAATATTATTAAAGAATTGAGGTGAAATAAATGATAGAACTGTATCAAGGTAATTGTCTTGAATTAATGAAAAACATTCCAGACAACATCGCCGATATGATACTTTGTGATTTACCGTACGGAACAACACGATGCAAATGGGATTCAATTATTCCTTTTGAACCATTATGGCAAGAATACAATCGGATAATTAAAGATAATGCCGCGATTGTTTTATTCGCACAGGAACCGTTTGCAACGAAATTAAGAAGTAGCAATTTGAAAATGTATAAATATGATTGGATATGGCAGAAGCCGCAGGGAACAAATTTCTTGAATGCTAAAAATCAACCGTTGAAGAATTACGAAATCATCTGTGTTTTTGGTAAAAAAAAATTGCGATATAAGCCATGTTTTACAAAAGGAAAACCTTATACATCAGGTGGCGGTAATGTCGGTGAAGCGTACGGTGGAGGTAAAAAAATTATTACACATAATGAAGGTGTTCGGTACCCAACAAGCATTCAAAAATTTAATGCGATTCAGAACACAAAAAGATTTCATCCGACACAGAAACCAGTTGACTTGCTTGAATACTTAATCAAAACATATACAAACGAGGGTGATTTAGTCCTTGATAATTGCATGGGAAGTGGAAGCACAGGTGTTGCCTGCGTAAACACAAACCGAAACTTTATCGGAATAGAGCTTGATGAAAAGTATTACAAAATAGCAGAGAAAAGAATAAATTCAGTGATTAAAACCTAAAGGACATTATTAATGTCTTGACAAACACATAATTGCAATGTATCATAATGTTGTGTAAGGTTTTGTTTTTTACTTACGCAAGCATAAACTATTAGTTCTTAAACTGGAAAAGGCTCAGCTTTTGGCTGAGTCTTTTCTGTTGTTTACTATACAAAGAGCTTGACTGCAAGCCGAAAAAGTAGTATCATAGAAGTGCGGAAGTTTGTTTTTTTAATTTCTACTGTGGTAGATTAGTTTTTTTATCCTTTCTTCCGTATAGATGACCTCGCTTATGTCATAGTGTGCGAGGTCATCTTGCTTGACTATCAACACGCAAAAATTGCGTGCTGTTTAAATTGTCATCATAATTTTTTATATATTAACTATTTACCTATGCAGGAAAGGCACACCGTTTATGGTGTGCCTTTTTTGTTTTTTTATGACTGTTCTGCTGACTGTTCTGCAATTTGCAGAAGTTTTTCGACAACTAACTTTTCGACATAAATCGGTGGGTTATGTTTTCCCGACTCCCAATCTTGTACAGTACGATACGGAATAAGTAACAAATCCGTCATTGCTCGCTGTGTTAATCCTGCCTTAATGCGTGCCTCTTTAATTGTCATCGTCCTTATCAACTCCTTTCATGTAACCATCAATCCACACTACCTTGCCTGTTTGGTATCTTCTGAAATGTCCTCGAACCTGAAACACACCTTTGGGATTGTGACCGTCTGACCGTCCGCATTACCCGACCCGAAGGTCGGTCACTCTGCGATTAAGCGATAATTTCAATGCCCCTTACATCGGAAAAAGTTACATTTGGATTCTTCGTGCCAAGCGTGTATTCATCACTTTCATCATCTTTAAATATTACTTCTGCAAGACCAATGCACTCATTAAATTCGTTGTAAGTGGCGACCACCTCATATATTCCGCTTCCATCTTCGAGCCACGCTCCTTTTTTAAGATTCTCGAAGTCATTAAATGTTCTAATTTCCATAGTGTTTTTTCTCCTTTTTTGGTCTGTGGGTGTTGCCCTGTGTTTTGATTTGTTGATTATAATACACTACACGGATTTCGTGTTGTCAATAGCTTTTTTGAATTTTTTTGAAAAAATATTTTTTCGCTGACTGTTCGCTGACCGTTCGCCGTGTGCGGTTAGCGAATTTTTTTTTGCTTATATAGTATTTAATTTAAACATTATAGTGCAAAAGAGGTGTGACAATGTCATCGAATAAATATCCGTGGAACGAGATAGAACAAGAATATATAAACGGTTTGGAACAGTTTGAAATCCGCAAAAAATATGGTATGGCAGAGTCAACCCTGCGTAGGCATATAGACGAGTACGGTCTGCGTGAGAAAAGACAAAAAATGACACAAAATGTCTACAAAAAAGCTACAGAACAGATTGAAAAGCAAAAAGTCAACAAAATGACGAAACTTATTAAAGCCTCAGATAAGATGGATGATTTAATCCTTGATTTTTTGAGGAGAGAGGGCGATGAATCGAACGGCTATGATGTCATTCCACCAATGCAGACTAAAGACCTGCAGAGCCTGTCAAGAGCGTTAAAAGATGCCGTGGAAGTCAAACAGAATCTACACGGCATTATCGGAAGACTTGAGGCTGAACGGCTCGCACTTGAGCGTGAACGGCTTGCCCTTGAGCGTGAGAGGCTCAAAGCACAGCAGGACAAGGACAACATAGAGCCGACTATGTTCGCACTTTCAGATGAGGCAGAGAGGTACGCAGAATGACAAAGATTAATTATTTAGGTGTACCGAATGACAAGCAAAGACAATTCTTGCTTGCAAAGCAGAAGTATGTTGCGTATGGCGGTGCAAGGGGCGGAGGAAAATCCTTTGCTGTGAGAATGAAAGCCAAATTATTGTGTGCGAGGTACGCAGGGATAAAGACACTTATAGTCCGTAGGACATATCCCGAATTGCTCAACAACCACATTAACACGCTAAGAGCAGAACTGGCAGGAATCGCCCGATACAACACACAGGACAAGATATTTACATTTCCGAACGGTTCGACAATAAAATTTGGCTATTGTAAAAATGATGCTGACCTTCAACAATATCAAGGTGCTGAATTTGATGTGATTTTCATTGACGAGGCTTGTTTGCTCTCTGAACACCAAATCAAGGCTATTACGGCTTGCTTGCGTGGTGTAAATGATTATCCGAAAAGAATTTATTATACTTTGAATCCAGGCGGTCAGAGTCACGGTTATTTCAAGCGGTTGTTCATTGACCGCAAATTTGGTCAGTATGAGCAACCTGATGATTACTGCTTTATTCAGTCGCTCGTAACGGATAATATGGCTCTTATGGAGAGTCAGCCTGAGTATATTCAACAGCTTGAGGCATTGCCCCCAAAACTCCGTGATGCTTGGCTCTACGGCAGATGGGATGTATTTGATGGAATGTTCTTTGAAGATTTCCGCACGGTGGTTGATGTTGTAGAGGCTCACAAACTCGGTCTTTCTCCTGAGGATGCCCTCAAATACGGCAGATACACTAATGTGATAGAGCCGTTTGATATACCGCAGGAATGGCGAGTATATAGAGCATATGACTTTGGTTACGGTAAGCCGTTTGCAATGCTTTACATAGCTGTAGACTATGACGGACGAGCGTATGTTATTGACGAATATTACGGATGCACAGCAACACCGGATGAAGGAGTTAAATGGCAACCGTATAAGCAGTTTGAAGTGCTGTCAGAGTATGAACATACACAGCCACAGCTTGCAGGTCGGGATATTCAAGGAGTGGCAGACCCAGCAATTTGGGACGGCTCACGAGGCGAGTCTGTCAACGATGTAGCTGAAAAATACGGCATTTACTTTGATAAGGGACAGAATGACCGTGTTGCTGGGTGGATGCAGATGCATTACCGTTTTGCATTTGACGAAGTCGGAAAGCCGATGCTCTATGTGTTCAGCAACTGCAAGCACACGATAAGGACTCTGCCTTTGCTTATGTTTGATGAAACAAAAAAAGAGGACTTGGACACAAGCCAAGAAGACCACATCGCTGATGCGTTGCGATATTGGTGTATGTCAAGACCGATAGCACCTGCACGCAAGATTGAGCCAAAGATACCACAGCCGAATCCGCTGTCGGAAGATAACGAAAGGAAGAATTACTTATGGCATTAAGAAGAAAAAAAAGACGAGAAGAAAAGGAGCGTAGACAGGCAGAACAGCAGACAGAACTGCAGAGAACGCAGTCTGCTCCCGATAACCGCATTTTGTGGACTCAAGACGAGCGAAATCAGCTTGAACATATGCAGAACGGCTCAGAATTGCCACAAGATGACACAACAACCGAGCAGACAACGCAGATGTCATCTGATGACAATGCACCTACACAGGGCATTGTAGGCAGTGCTACAGCAGAGGCAAAAACCGTGCTGAATCCTGTTGTAACCGAGCGTACAGTCTTACAGGCATATGACCGCTTAATGCGGTACAAGACCTACAAGACAAGTCTTGATAGACGAATCAAAGCGAACGAGGATTACTGGAAACTCCGACAATGGGATTACTATGACCGAAACGGCAACAAGAAAAAAGGTGACAACGAGGTCGCAACAGCTTGGCTGTGGAACTGTATTGCATCAAAGCACGCAGACTTGATGGACGGTTATCCTGAATCAAACATCAGACCTAAGCGTGAAGATGATGTGGAAGAGGCGGAAAAGCTCAAGAGTATCTTACCTGTTATCTTCGAGGAAAACGATTACGAAAACACTTACTCAGAACTTGCCAACTACATACTTAAACAGGGAGTTTGCTGTGCTGGTGTCTTTTGGGACGGCACTAAGCACGATGGACTCGGTGATATATCGGTCGAAAAGATTGATATACTCAATCTGTTTTGGGAGTCAGGTGTGACCGACATACAGGACAGCAAAGAAGTATTCCACACCTCGCTTGTGGATAACGAATCACTTGTCAAGCAGTATCCACAACTTAACGGTAAACTCAACAGCCACAAGGTTATATCAGACCAATATCGTACAGATGATGCCATTGATACAGACGGTAAGACAACCGTTGTAGATTGGTTCTATAAGCAGTCAGATAGCAACGGCAATCAGGTCTTGCATTACTGTAAGTTTGTAGAGGGTACGGTGCTTTTTGCAACCGAAAATGATGCAGAAAACTATCCAAATGGTTGGTATGACCACGGACTCTATCCCTTTGTTGTTACTCCGTTATTCCCTGTTGAGGGCAGTATTGCAGGATACGGCTATACGGACATCGGCAGAGGTGACCAACACGCAATAGATGTACTTACACAGGCTATGCTTACCAATGCGAGAGTAACAAGCAAGCCGAGATACTTCATCAAGACCAACGGAGCGGTCAACGAGGCTGAATTCGCTGATTGGAAAAAAGACTTTGTACACACAACAGGTAGTTTAAACGATGACTCAATCATGCCGATTACAACCTCACCAGTACCGACATTTGTTGTGAATATGAGGGAAAACCTCATAGCTGAGATGAAAGAAACACTCGGTAACCGTGATGTGAACAATGGTGGTAGCACTTCGGGAGTTACCGCCGCATCGGCTATTGCGACAATGCAGGAACAGAGCGGTAAGATGAGCCGTACTCATAACAAGATTATGTACACGATGCACCGCAAGATTACGAATATGGTCATTGAATTAATCCGTCAATTTTACGATGTACTCAGAGAGTACCGCATTACAGGCAAATACGGACAAGAAAAATTTGTACAGTACAACAACGCAGGACTCAAGCCACAGAAACAACCGAGCATTCTCGGCAGAGATATGGGACTCAGACTGCCTTGCTTTGATATAGAAGTAACCGCACAGAAAGCCTCGCCTTACACAAAGATGGAGCAGAACGAACTTGCGATACAGTTGTACAACCTCGGTGTGTTCTCTCCTCAGAATGTTGATATGTCGCTTATGCTGTTACAGACAATGGATTTTGCACACAAGGATGAAATCATACAGATGATAATGCAAAACGGCACGATGTTTGATAAGTATCAGCAGTTACAGAAGATTGCGTTCAACCTTGCACAGCAGGTAGATATGCAGAATGGCACGCAGATGGCTGAACAGCTTGCACAGGCGATTCTCGTTGAAAATGGAAACAATTCCGAAGAGCCGAGCGGTAATCTCTCTGTTGATGGCATTACAACAGACGATACATCCGAAAGGTCATTCATGACGAATGCAAGGGAAAAAGCACAGGCATCAACTCAGGTTAATCAGTAGTAAGGAGAATACTATATGCTTAAAGTTAAAGTCGACACAAAGAATTACACCGTAACAATGAGAGGTCACGCAGACTTTGCCGAGAACGGCAAGGACATTGTGTGTGCAGGGGCATCAACGCTCTTGTACACACTTGCAAACACGCTTGAAGAATTCCGCACAGCTATGACAGAATCGCCGTCATTTACCATCAATGGCGAGGGCGAGAAACAGCGTGTTACATACAGATGCAAGCCTAATGAGGAATACGAGCCTAATGTGCAGTTAGTTTTTATGACCGTTACAACAGGCTTTAATCTGCTTGCCGAGAACTATCCCAATAACATCAAGCTGACCGTTATCTGATTTCCTCCCAATTCTCTCCCAAGGCTTCTAAGGTTTCTAAGCACCCGATTATGGGTGCTTTTTTATACCCAAAATAACATTTTGCTGATGACCGCAAAATGTTCAATTCGTAAAAAACACCCATTTTTACGAATTGCAAAATTTTTTATCGTTTTGAAATTGATGGTTTGAGGTATTTTATTCTGCAATGATAAATTGAGAACATAGGCTCGTGACCTTAACCACAGACTTTTTATGGAAGGAGATAGCAATGGATAAGACTATCTCAACAGCCGTTGTTACTGAACTTATGTTCCGTTGTTTCAACATTCAGCTTTTTGCTGACGGTGGCGGTGGTGCATCTGCAGGTGCATCCGCAGGAGCAGGAACAGGTGAAGGTTCAACAGGCTTAGCAGGAGAAACAACAAGCACATCGTTCCCTGCCGATGGTAAAGGCTCTGCACCGAAGATTGTTTACGGTAAGCAGAGTACAAGCAACACCGAAGTCGGTGCTGTTCCCGAAGAAAAGCCGAAAATGACTTTTGCTGAACTCGTCAAGTCTGACGAGTGGAAAGACGATGCCCAGAAGTATATGGACAAAGCTTTCTCGAAGAGATTCAAGGAGCAGGAGTCGCTCAAGGCTGAGAACGCAAGAATGCGTGACATCCTCAACATAGCTAATGTCAGATACGGACTTGATTCCGCATCAGACAGTTTCCTTGATGACCTCAGCAACAGCATCCAGAATGACACGAAGCTGTATGAAGATGAGGCTCTTGAGGCAGGATTACCTGTTGAGGAATATGTCAAAGTCAAGAAAGCAGAGAGAATTCTTGAGAACAACAAGCGTGAACAGGCAGACAGAGAAAGACAGATATTTATCGACAATCATTGCAGAAACCTTGTGAGTCAGTCGGATGCAATGAAAGAGCAGTTTCCTTCTTTCGACCTTGAAACAGAAATGAGTAATCCTCAGTTTCGCAAGCTCGTTGACCCGCAGGAGTTAGGCGGTATCGGTCTGTCGGTAGACAACGCTTACCGTGTGATTCATTACAAGGATATTCTCAATGCTACAGTAAACAATGCGGTCAATCAGACAGCTATCAATACTGCAAATGCGGTTAAAGCTAACAAAGAAAGGCCGAGGGAAAACGGTATGAATCACCGTGCATCCGTCATTGTGAAGGATGACCCGTCACAGTTTACTCTTGATGACTTTAAGCGTATCAAGGAACAGTTTTTAAGAACAGGTGTTGCTCCCAAATTCTAATTTTAAAGGAGCATTATTATGTCTAATATTATGTACAATCTTATTCTCCAGCTTTTCGCTGACGAAACAACATTGAACGCAAACAAAACATTCGCAAGTGGAATGTCCACGACAATGAAGACATTCTACGACACTTCACTTCTCGAAAACGCAAGAGCAGAACTCATCTTCAATCAGTTCGGTGACAAGCAGAAGATTCACGGCAATAAGTGTGAATGGCGTAAATTCAACACATTCCCGAAGGCTCTTATACCGATTACCGAAGGTGTTACACCGACAGGACAGGCTTTCGGTATGACGAAGATTGAAGGTACAACATCACAGCACGGCGATTACACCACAATCACAGACAGACTCGAATATGAGGCATATGACCCGATTATCCAGGGCTGTACTGAGGAGATGGGTGCATCGGCAGGTGCGACTATGGACACACTCACAAGAAATGTCCTCATTGCAGGTAACTCTGTTATGTACTGCCCGAATAAGGACGGTACAGTAATCTCAACAAGAGATACACTCACAGCAGATTGTGTTCTCACTCCTGCGGTCGTTAAAAAGGCTGTTACTTGGCTCAAGAAGAACAAAGCACCGAAGATTAACGGTAGCTATGTATGTCTTATCCATCCCTCGGTCGCTCATGACCTTACAGAGTCTGACGAGTGGAAAGAGTACCACAAGTACAATGACACAGCTCCTATCTTCAAGGGCGAAATTGGCGAACTTCACGGTTGCCGTTTCGTTGAATCAACGGAATGTAAGATTCATGCACACAACAAACTCAACATCGCTACATATGACACGCTCTTCCTCGGTGCAAAGGCTTTCGGTATCATTGAGCCTGAGAACGAGTCAATGCATATGATTATCAAGGATAAGTCGGAAATCGGCGGTCCTCTCGAACTTTACAGCACAGTCGGCTACAAATTTAGCCACGGCGCTAAAATTCTTTATGAGGAGAGAATCCTCCGTGTCGAGTCAGGTTCTTCTTACTCATCTGTTGACGAGGAAAATTGATAAGGAGATTATCTTATATGGCTACAAATTCAAATAAGAATGCAGGTCTTACAGGCAAGAAAGTTACTGTTATTCTTCCTCGTGACCCTCAGATTGAGGGTGACGGAGCAGAACAGGAATTCTTCTCGGTCAACGGTCACAATATTCTTGTGCAGACCGATGTACCTGTCGAAGTAGATGAAATCTTTGCTGAGGTTATCAATAACAAAGCAAAGGCTCGCACACAGGCGAGGGAATTCATCAAGAAAATGGCATTCAAAGACAGCAAGCCGATGGCTTGATTATGAGATTAAGAGGCGGTTTTTCCGCCTCTTTTTTGTTTTTAAGGAGATGAAAATATGGACTACATTACAATAGCTGATGCAATTGATATGATTGATGCAACAGTACCAAACAACCGCACGGAAGACGAAAAGATTGCTTGGCTTGACTCTCTCGACAGAATGGTTAAGAACGAAGTCTTTGATACGCACGAAGGTTATGAAGATACAGACTTCATCGGATATGACGAGAACACATCACGCAATCAGCCGTTACTAATTCCGAAACCGTATGCAGTAGAGATTTACAAAGCATTTCTTGAACTTCAAATACACCTCGTCAACAAGGAGTATGACAGATACAACGCATCATCTGCACAGTACAGCAACCATTATGACTCTTTTGTCAATTGGTGGCATTGCAACCATATGCCCAAAGAGATTGCTCATATAACATTTTAGGTGGTGATACTATGGCTTTTAATTTTCCACAGCTTGATTCATCCTCTGCACAGCGAGAGTATCAGGAACAGTTTGCAGGATATAACCACAACATCCGCATCGGTGACACGGAGTTTTATGATATGCAGAATATGACAGGCAATTACTATCCTGTGTTGTCACCGAGAGATAAGAGAGGTATTGTACAACAGTTTACCAAACCAAAATGCATGGCAAGCCGTGATAACCTCTGCTACATTGACGGTATGTATTTATACATTGACGGCGAAAAGGTTGACCATATTATTTTGACAGACACAGAAAAAACAATGGTATCAATGGGTGCATACCTTGTTATTTTCCCTGACAAGGTCTTTGTTAATACGGAAGATATATCTGACTGGGGATATCTTGATAACACTATTGAAATAGCAACAGAGGTCAACAATGTTGTATATACGATGTGTACGCAAGATGGCACTAAATATCAGTACCAAAACCCAAAAGGTGAAAACTATGTCTATGTAGGTGATGAGTCACCTAATGTCGGTGAGAAGGAAACAGTCGCAAACGGTTACAAATGGCTTGATACAAGCGGTGACACGCACTACTTGAAGGTATGGAATTCAAACACACGGATGTGGTCATCTCTCTCAACAACCTATGTGCGTATTGAGTCAACAGGCATTGGTAAAGGTTTCAAGGAAGGTGATGCCGTAACAATCAGCGGTTGTGACTCCTCATCCTCTTCGGGTAGTGACAAAATCAAAGAACAGATTGATACTCTTAACACTTCAATGCTTATCAAGTCTATTGATGAGAAGGAAAACTGGATTGTAGTTACTGCAATACTTGATAATGTTGTCACTCAGTCTGCTGGTACGGTCAAGCTTGAGCGTGTTGCTCCGATTATGGATTTCGTTATCGAATCAAACAACCGTCTGTGGGGATGCCATTACGGTCTTAACAACGAGGGCAAAATCGTCAATGAAATCTATGCTTGCAAGCAGGGTGATTTCAAGAACTGGTTTGTATATGCAGGTATATCAACGGACTCTTATGCTGTTTCCGTTGGCTCTGACGGTGTGTGGACAGGTGCAATTGCTTACGGTAGTTATTTACTATTCTTCAAAGAAAATTGCATACACAAGGTTTACGGCTCAATGCCGAGCAATTATCAGGTAATTGAGCAAAAAGTAAGAGGTGTTCAGAAGGGTTCATCTAAGAGTCTTTGCATACTCAATGAAACTCTGTTCTATAAATCTGCAACAGATGTCTGTTACTATGACGGTTCATTGCCAACAAGCATATCAAATCCTCTCGGTGCGGTTAGCTATAGTAACGCTGTCAGCGGTAGTATTGGGAATAGATATTATATCTGTATGCAGGACACAAGCGGTGTATGGACTCTCTTCGTTTATGATATCACTACTGGAATGTGGCACAAGGAAGATAACATTCACATCAAAGAGTTTTGCAAGGTTAAAACAGACCTTTACTTTGTTGATGCCGACAGTTATCAGCTTATGACCACAACAGGCAGAGGTACGACAGAAGATGACTTTGAATGGTATGCAGAAACAGGCTCTATAGGCTATTCCTACTCCGATAACAAGTATGTAGGAAGAATGTTACTCAGAGTGCAAAAACCGATTACAAGCCAAATTAGAGTGCGTATTCGCTATGATGACTCAGAGCATTGGGAAACAGTTTCATCGATTGGCGGTCACGGCACGAAATCTTATAGCATACCTGTCCTGCCTCGCAGATGTGACCATTTTGCAATTCGTATCGAGGGAAGAGGTACTTGCAAAATTTATTCGATTTCAAAGGTATTGGAGATTGGAAGTGATGTATAGTGAATTTTATTGATTTGCCAAATATCGGCAACGGTACAGCCGAAGAACAGCTTGCACAGATACGCAGTTACATATACCGTAACAATGAACAGTTAAACGCAACACTTGCCAACCTTTCAGTAGATAAGATGTGGGAGCAGACAGCATCGGCTCTGTCTGCATCCAATGGCGATATCGTAGAGGTCAACAAAGACCTTATGAGCCGTTATACTACCATCCGTGACCTTGTAATTAAGACAGCAGATGTAGTGATACAGTCAGATGAAAAATTCACATCGCAGATGAACGGTAATTATGTTGCTATCTCTGATTTTGGTAAATATCTTCGTGACACAACGCTCGACATTTCAGGGAGTAGTGTAGGAATTGAATATTTATACAATTATGCATCACAGCTCGAAACAGACCTTGATAATTACAAAGTCAATCAGACTTCGTATATCAAGCAAGGTTTACTTGATGAGAGCGGAGCAAGTCCGATATACGGTGTTGAAGTCGGTTTGCTCTCGGATTCCTTCGAGTACAACGGCAAGGTTATCGATACACGGTCAAATCTCAAGACAAGAATTACACCAACTGAGATGTCTTGGTGGGCAGAAAACAAAAAGCTTTTTTATCTCGACAAAGACTCAGTATATTTCCCTTATGCAAAAATAACTGGCGGTAGTATCAATATCGGTAACGGTACATTTACTGTTGACAGTTTCGGTAATGTCAATGCAACATCGGGTACAATTGGCGGATTGGATATTACTGCTCTTACTGATATGGCTATGGGCATTGATATCCGCCCGAACGCTACGCTTGTTAAGAAGGCAGCAACAGACGGTTACGATGTTCAAAATATTGCAGTCAATCTCACAGCAAGAAACATCAATGTTGCATCAACAAGGTGGTACACCTCGAATGACGGTGAAGTGTGGACAAAGTACACACGAACAGCAACCGCAATGAATATGAGGATTTCAACCGCAACCGCTTTTGAAAACTCATCTGTACTGTATGTCAAAGCTGAAAGTAAAGCCGACACAGGCAATACAATCTACACGGCAGTATGCTCAATTGGTTGTGTTTCTGACGGTGTTGACGGTACTTCTGTTAAAATTCTCGGCACAGCATATAAAAAGAATGAAGATTATCAAATTGGCATTCCTTATGACTTGTATTTTGACTCTGATTGTACAAGTATCATTAACAACAGTACAACAACGCTTAACAACGGTGATTCATACATTGTCAAAGGCTATTTGTTTGTGTGGAACAATAAAAACGGTGCTTTTGTTTGCACAGGTGAAATCAAAGGTAAAGACGGTAAAGATGGCATAGATGCACAGGCTTATGAAATCTATACTGATGTATCATCAGTCAACAAAAACATTCTCGGTACATCTTGTACACCGTCAACAATAAACATTGAGTTTCGTCAGAACTCAGGCGGTAATACACAGCTTGTAACTGCAAGTGAGATAAGAGTATGGAGAATGAACGGCAACAAATCTGTATTTTACAAGTCAAAGAAAAATACAAATAATTTTTCTCTTTCGCTGTCGGGAGAATTCAACGCATATATAGCGACTTGCACGGCTATCAAGATTGAAGTCGGTTATAACAACAAAGTCTACACAAAGACAATTCCGTTGATTGTATCGGCAGAAGAAATCAAAGCTTGGGCAAAAGTAGAAAACGGTCAGACGGTTATTGACGGTTCAAAAATCTACACAGGCTCTATCACAGCCGAAAAGATAGATGTAGCATACCGCAACACGCTCGCAACAGGTGAACAGCTTACAACGGCTATTGCAAATGTTAATGACTCGATTTCAGCTTGGGCAAGTAAAATTGACTCAAACACAACGGATATTGCAAACTTAACGGTTGTATCGAATGAAATCTCATCAACTGTTACGCAGAAAACAAGTACAAGCACTATCCAAAGCATCATTCGGCAATCGGCAAATGCGGTTGAATTTGCTTGGAGTGAATCGAAACTTGGCAATGTTATTAAGCTTGAAGACGGTGATATTAACTTTTATTATTTTGGCAAGAAAATGTCGAGTGTTTCGCAATACGGACAGTCTTTTTGGCGAGATAATCTGTCAATTGGTTACATTGGTGCTACTGTATGGAAAACTGCACCATCAATAAAAGGACTTGCGATTAACCTTGATAAAGCTAACGGAAAGTTTATTTCTTTCGGTTACGAAAAAGGGGATGCTTATGAAACGCAATTAGCATTTGCTAAAAACAACGCAATCGGAAACGATAACGAAGGTGTATTTTGCTACGCTGATTTTTTTGGCGGTAACACATTCAACAGCGGTTGGAGTACAATACGCAGATTTTGGATGCGAGATGTTTCTATTGAAATGGGATTGCGTACCAAAGACAATCGAAACGGTCAGCTATACAACACGGTTACAGCAGATATACCGTATATCCGAACAATAAAATCAGGGAGTAATGGCTCAATTACTTGGACATATAGCACACTCAAGGTAGTTAATGGGTTGATTACAAGTTATTAATAAAAGGAGAATTTCTATGGACAAAAACATCACAAAAAGAGTAGAAGAAAACACAACAAACACACCACCGAAAGCACCTGAATCAGTATTGATTATGGATTTGAAAAACAAATTATATCAGCTTGCTAACTATCCTAAGCTTTCACCGATAATTATTGAAATGGCTTTTGGCGAAGTGTACAAGTCTGTGCAGAACAAGGCATTAACAACTGTACAGGCAGAGTATGAGAATTACCGCAAGCGAGTCGATGAATTTGAAAAGGAACAGAACCCGAAAGGAGATTAAAACATATGGCATATGTATATCAGAAATACAATCAGTCGGCTAATGCAACAAATTATCAGAACCGACAGGATGATGCAACAAACCGATATAACGATTACGCTCAGACAGGCTACACAACAGGGGCAGGTGGTTTCGGTGGTCAGATAAATTCTGCACAGGCTAAACTTAATCAGTTATACGGTAACAACAATCTCTCACAGCAGTTTAAATACGGCAATCAGGGAGCTTATAACAAAGCGATGAACGCTGTTGCCAACCGTAAACCGTTTTCCTATGACCTTTCAAATGATACGCTTTTTCAACAGGCGAAAGAGCAGTATCAGAATATGGGCAAGGTTGCAATGGCTGATACAGTAGGTCAGGCATCTGCGATGACAGGCGGTTACGGCAACAGTTACGCAACAACGGCAGGCTCTCAGGCTTATCAAGGTTATCTGCAACAGCTTAACAATGACATCGGCAATTATTACAGTATGGCATTAAGCGGTTACAATGCCGAAACAGACAGACTTAATAACATTTACAATATGTACGCTCAAGACAGAAACCAACAGCAGAATGAGTGGTCTAACAACTGGAATGTATATAACAATCTGTATGGCTTGTATCAGAGTGAATTGCAGAATGCACAGAGTAATGACCTCAACGCTTGGAATCAGAAAGGTACAAACCTTTACAACTCCGCTAATCTTGCGACAAATCAGTACGGTACTGCATCAAGCAATGATATTGACACCTGGAAACAGGGCGAAACATTGCGTGCAGAACAGGCACAGCAGGAAGAAACCGAAAGAGCAAACCGTATTGAAGAGGCATACAAGAATGCACAGCTCGCAGAACAAATCAGAGCGAACAAAGCCGAAGAGGCTTATAGACAGTCTGCTCTTGCTGAAACAATTCGCAACAACAGGGCAACCGAAAAAATCAATTCATACAAAGCACAAAACTCGTCATCATCTAAAAAAAGTGCTGAGTCTTGGTATAATGTAAACGCAAAATCAACAAGCAACAATACAACCTCTGCATACATTCAGAAGATTGACAGTGAGGCACACTCTTTACAGTACAGTAAATACGGCGGTGATTACACAAAAGCAATCAACAATGTGCTTGAAAAGTATATGGATAAAGCACTTACTAATCACACTCTTTCGAGTGGTGAGATTAACTATATCACTAAATATTATGGTGCTTCCGACCTTGCAAAGACACTCAAAAGAGTACAGAAATCTTTTACTAAATAAGGAGAAATTTTATGACTTTTCGTGATTTACTCAAAAAGAAAAATAATGATAATGACTCTCAATCGACAAGTTCGGTTGAGAGTTCTTCCGCAACTATTGACGATACACAAAGCAAAAATAAAACAATGAGAAGTACACTCGGACAGAGTGATAGAGCAAACAATAAATCAATGCTTGACTATCTTCGTACACAAGAGGCGGTTGGTCAGGAAGAAGAGGAACAGACTGACACAGCACAAGCCTCAGCAGGTGTTGATATTATGTCAAGGTACTATAATTCATCTCAGCTTGCAAACAAAAACGCACAAAATGAATTGAGTAAAAGCACCTTTGACTCAATGAAAAATAAGGTTGATAATATTGCAAAGTATTATAACGGCTCAAATAAATTGTCTGATGATATGGTGTCAGCTTATAAAACTTTATCAGATAATGGTTATAAAAGCCTTGAAGAAGTCGAGGAAAATATACTTGACGGTGATTTACCAAAAGATGTTACAAGTGCTTACAAGTATATTACTGACAATCTTAATAAAATTTCATCTACTGACCAACAGTCAACCGATACTCTTGGTGCGTTAGCAAAACAGTATGTAGCTAAACACGGCTATACAGAGGACACGGAAGATTATCAAGCTTATATTCAAAACGCAGAAGATGTTGAAAACTACTATAAAAATTCAGCAAAAGAAATTCAAAATGCAATGTCAGATTTTGACACAGAACAGGAATACAAATCTGCTGTTGCACAGGCAGAAGAGGATGCCAAAACTTCCGATGACTTACAGAAGGAATATGACAAGAAGAAAGCCGAGTATGACAGCACTTGGGGCGATTTCAACAAGGAATATGCCGAAATTGGCGGTAGTTATAATAACAATCCCTTCACTACGCAGGGCAAAAACGCAAAAAAGAAATTGCAAGAACGCACCGACCAAAGAACCGAACTCGATAACCTACAGAAAAAAATTGACCAAAAAAAGGAACTTGAAAACGAAAAGAAATACTATACTGATTTCCGCAAGCAAAATCCCGAAGTGGCAAAAACTCTTGATGCTTACTATGATATGCAGTCATATGAAGAGGAACACTCCAAAGATTCATTTGATACATATAACAAGGATGCTTTAAAAGAGAAACTCGAAAAAGGCAAATCGCCGACAGATTCCTTATATACCGATGAAGAGAAAAAAGCTATTGAAACTAACTTTAATTCGCTTAAAACTCTCGATGGTTGGAATGTTGACCAAATTTATAAATACTACAAACGAGCAAAAGACAGAGAAAAAGCTGAGAAAGAAAATGAAAATATTAAAGATTTTGCTGATAAACACCCGATTGCAAGTACGGCTATAAGTACGCTTAATATGATTCCGTCAGCTTTTGAATCCTCACCAAAACAAGTTGCATCTGTTGTCGATAAATGGACAGGCGGTGACGGATATTATAATCCCGAGGAATCTGCCGTGTACCAAAACAATTTACTGCAACAAAAAGTCGCAAGTAATATAGATAATCCGTTAGGAAGATTGGCTTACCAACAGGGAGTCAGCCTTGTTGATAACGCTATTCGTATGGGTATCGCATATGCAAATCCTGCTGTCGGATTGTCTACGATGGGTGCGGAAGCAGCAACACAGGGATTTAATGATACTGTTGAAAATGGCGGTTCTGTAGAACAGGCACTTTTCACAGGTCTTGCTTATGCAGGTGTTGAAGTGCTTACCGAAGGTGTATCACTTGGTAAACTGAAAAGTTTTAAAAATGGCGGTGTAAAGGAATTCAAGAGCATTTTAAAGAATGCAGGAAAGCAGATTTTGACCGAGGCATCGGAAGAAGTATCCGCAACACTCCTTGATAGTGTAGCAGATGAAATCATTAACGGTAGCTTATCTCAGCTTGAGACAGAGTATGACAGATATATTGACAGCGGTATGTCTGAAACCGAGGCAGGACAGGCAGTAATGCTGAATTACGGCGGTCAGATTATACAGGATGCAATTGGCGGAGCGTTGATGGGCGGAATTTCGGGTACTGCCGTCAATACATCTCAGTACAGACGAAATATTAAGGCAGGAAAATCTATATCCTCTCTTAATAACATAGACACAGTTAAGAATCTTGCCAAACATTACGGTCTTAATAACAGCGTTACCGATTATGAAAGCAATCCGACTGATGCAAGACTCGGAGCTTTGCAGAGCGAGGCATACGAAAAAGCAACAGAAAGTATGCCAACAGAAAAAGACTTTAAAAGAGTTATCAAAAAAGCAAACCTTGCATCGGATGAAAATGTTGTTGCAAACAAACTTACAAACGGTGAAAATTTAACAGACGATGACCTCGAAAAAATCAAAAAGTCTGAAAGTTTAAAGTCACTTCTTGCAAACGATGTTGTCAATCAGGCAAAGAGTGCAAGATTTAATCAGCAGACTGCATTGCTTTCCGCAGACACAAAACTGTTCACACCGAGCCTCATTGAATTTAACGCTGAGAAAAGTGATGCTGATGCAAATCTTAACAATGCCGAAACGCTCGACAAGTTTCTTTCGGAAAACTCTAAAAATATGACAATCAACACCGATACGGTCGATAAGATGAAAGATGCTTATAACGGCTTGGAAGATAAAATCGAACCTGATACTTTCGCTATGGAGTATGCGAGATTTTTCAATCAGGGTGTCCGTGCGGTTGCGTTTCAGAGCTTGAATAGCACAGTATCACAGTTACCGTACAATGTACAAGTATCGGCTTATGAAGATGGCTTAAATAAGTACACAACGGCACTCAAAGCTGGCAACGCTCTTTCAAAATTACAGCAGGAATGGAAAGACAAAACAAACGGTTACGCTAAAGGTACGGTTGACACTTCCGCTCTTGAAGGTATCAAACTTAACGATGAACAGAAAGCATCTGTTGATTATATCTCAGGCTATGCTAATCACGGCTTGAATGTTAAGTTTTATGCATCACGGGCTGACGAAAACGGTGTGTATATAGACGATAACGGTGGTTATGACTCTTTGACTAATACCATAATGATTGATATTAACGCAAAGAAGGAAACCATCAACGATGTTATAAGTAAAGGTGCGATGATGTCAACTTTCGGTCACGAACTTTCCCACCTTGCTGAACACGCACCCACAGAGTATGCAGAGCTTTCAAAAGCTATTCAGGATGCCGTTGGTGCTGATACATTCAACGATGCAGTCGATAAGCATTATTCTATACTTGAAGAACGCAACAGCGACAAATGGCAAAAAATGTCAGAGGATAAAAGACAAATTTATGCGACAAGAGAGGCAGTTGCTGAATTTTCTTCTGACCTTGTTAACAAAGCAAAAATCCTTGAAAAAATGTCAAAAGAGAATCCTTCTGTTGGTAAGAAGTTTATCAATCTCATTAAGAAGGTTATTAGCAAGATTAAAAGCATTCTCAAGGATAACAGAGGTATGACCGATGAGGCAAGACTACTTGCTAACGACCTTGCAAGCAATGCTGAAAAACTGCAGTCAATTGTTGATAAGTACGAAAAAGCTGTCATCGAAGGACTTAAAAATCAGAATGCAAAAGTTCATACAAATAAATCTTCTGTAAAAGAAAATAATACAAAAACTCAAAGTAATACAAGAACAGGAGATTTTCTTACAGAAAGAGAAAGAACGCTTGTAGCAACACACAATATAAGTTCACAGAACCTTATGAATCTTATCAACGATTTTGACGGAGCAGGTTTACCAGTACCGAGCATTGCAATTGAGAAAGCTGATAGTGTTCACGATGATTTTGGCGATGTTACTCTGTTGTTTAGCAAGGACACGATTGACCCACAGAATAACAGTAATAACAATGTGTACAGCCGTGATGCGTGGACAAGTACCTTTCCACAGACGGAATACAAAATTAACGCTGAGGGCCTTAAAGCAATTGCGAAAAAGTTAGATTTATCTGAGAATTATCTCGAAAGTAATATATTTAACACTAATGATTTAAATGGAATTAAGCGTAAATTTTTAAATGACAGATATGTACGAAAAGCCTTCATTGAAGAAAACAATATTGAGGTTACCCCTGTTGCATATGAAAAAAAACCTAAATTCTCATTTTTCGCAAACCCAACTGTCAAGTCTTTTATCAAAAACAACAACTGTACATTTGATAGACTTGTTAATGACAAAGAATTTCGAGATGCTTTTTTAAAGGTTGCTAAAGAGTCAATTCGACTGCGGATTGCGTTGCGACAAGTCGAAAGATTTGAAAACACTCTTGATGATTGTGCAAAATCTAAAGATGTGTACAGCGATTCCAAAGAGTCAATTGAATACTGCATTGAATATGCCAAAGGTAATGCTAAAAAAGAAGTGACTGAATACTCATATGAAGAAGGTATAGAAAATGCTATCAATGAGCATAAAGCGGAATTTGAAAAGTATATAGACGATATGCTTTCTGAAAGCGGTGTCATCGGTGATAAATATATTATCAGAGATGATGTTAACTTGTATAACAATGACGGCAGTAGGAAATCTTTTGAACAGACACATTACGATTACAATATTGATAATGTAGTCAAAGCTATGAAAGTAGGAAGGAGTGCTATCAGTAATTCTTTTTTTGGTGGAATAGAATACGCTAAAACAATATCAGCCAAAAATCTCAATAGCATTGAAGAAATTAAAAGTAATGAACATAAGTTACAAGAATTATCGGCTGATGAAATCGAAACCCAAAAGGAAAACATTTCCAATCTGCTTGCTCCGATAATAAGAGAGATTGCGGACAGTAGTAAATACAGCAACAGAGAATTTGACGATGGCTATATAGAGGCAAGTAATAGTGTTGTGGATGCGTTTAAAAGGTACAATACTATTGACGGAGTGTATAAATATCTTAAACAGTATTATGGTAACCTCAAAAAAAGCACGATTAATAAACTTTTCAAAGCGAGAGATGAGATTGCCGAAATGCCAGTAAGATACTTCGAGGCAAAGCCACACAGAGTTGTAGGATTTGACGAGGTAATGGCGGTGGTTATTCCTGCTGATGCAGACGAAAAATTAAAAACTGCTCTCAAAAAAATGGATATTCCCATGTATGAGTATGCTGACGAAAGTCAAAGAGCAGATGCTACGCACAAAGCAATCAACACGGAATATACAGACAAATCGGGTGTAACTTATGATAATCTTCAATTCTCAAGTAACAGAGGTGACTTTCTCAGCAACCGAGAGGCACTCGCACAGGCTCTTGAAACAACAACAATTAACGCATCAGAGCGAAACACCGTCAAGACCTATCAACAGGGACTTGAGCAAATGAACAAACTCAACGATAAGCTTAATGAGATTGACAGCAAAATTAAGACTATCAATGCCAAAGACAACATCTCTAAGAGCGACAAAGCGGAGATTGCATCGCTTATGAAAGTTAAAGCGGAAACCGAAGAAAAAATCGTAAACAAAGACAAAAATCTTTTAAAACTGGAGTCAACTGAGGCAATGCGTAACATCTTGAAATACGAAACTTCTAAGAAAATTGCAAGGGTGCGTGAGCAGAAGAATGAGCGTATTGCTGAAATCAGAAAGCAGGAAACGCAGAAACGCAAGGATGCCGTTGCAAAACTCCGTAAACAGAAGAATGATAAGATTGATGATATTATCGTGAAAAACCGTGAGAAACGAAAAGCAGATGCCGAAAAACGCAAGGATAATCAGGATTGGTCACACTCAATCAGTGAAATCAAGAAATACTCGAAGAAATTGTTAGATGCTGTCTTGCATCCGACAGAAAAGATGTATATTCCATACGGCTTGAATGAGCCTATCAAGAGCATTACATCAACTCTTCTTGATTCAATCAATCTCGATAACGATACTAAGATGTCAGACAATCTGAGAAAACTCTCTCAACAGCTTGAACAAGTCAATCAAAGCGATGAGCATTACGGTGATTTTTACAATGCTTACAATGAGGAAATTATCGAGGAAATAAAAGGCTTTGCCGATTACCTTGATGATAGACTTGAAGGTGTCAAAATCAAGAAGCAGACACAGGGAGAAAGCCTTATCGAAGGACTCACACACGAAGAGGCTAAGGAAATTGAACAGATTGTCAAAGATGTGTACAACGCAACAAGGGATGCTGTTAAGCAGATTGGTAGACAGGATGCTATTACTAACTATGAGTCAGGTTTAAGGATTATTAATCAGACAAGAGAACTCGGTGATGTTAAGCTTAATGTAATGGACTCATTACTTGACCAAGTATTATCACCGATGCGACTTATGGCGAAGTACACAGGCTACAATGCGGATGCCGAGCTTATGTATCACATCAATGCTCTTAACGAAGGTACAGAAAAGTACAATATGTTTAAGATGCTTGCCGAAAAGCCTCTCAATGATTTTATCAAAGAAAATCCAAAGGAGTACGAAAGCTTTAAAAACGATGTCATCGAAATCAAATACCGTGACAATAAGAATGTTGCACAGACTGTCAAAATGACAAAATCACAGGGATTGCAGATACTGATGTCTTGGACAAGAGAACATACAGAAGACTCTCACCTTGACCATATGGAGCGAGGCGGTGTTACTCTGCTTGATGCCGAACAGATAAGTAAAGGCAATTATGAAAAGGCATTTGCTCAAAGAAAGACTATCAGAGGCATTAATTTAAGTTTCATATCGGCTGTGCAGAGTCAAATGGGAGAGTTTGAAAACCATTATCGTGAACTTGCTGAAACTCTCTTCAATGAGGTTTCAAATGCTTACATCAATGACACTTCTGCAATTCTTCTTCATCGTGACATTGCAACCGAAAGATACTACATACCTTTTGCTGTTAATAAAGATTTTCTTTCAACGGAGATTGACGGTCTAAAGTACGATGCGACCATTGTCAACAAGGGTATGCTGAAATCTACGAAAAGAAACGCACCACAGGCTCTTAACATTGCAGGACTCGACAGCGTTATATCGAAGCATATAAGAGATGTCGGACAGTATTACGGTTACGCTGTGCCTATTCGCAATCTTAACAAGGCACTCAATGTTAAGTTGTTTGACACAAACGAAAACGGTAACAAGATTGCAACAGACTCCGTCCGAAACTCCCTCAGAGAAACCTTTAATTCTGACAAACCTATTCAGTTTATCGAACAGGTAATGACTGATTTACAGACATCAAGAAAATCAAACTCTCAGACCGAAAAAGCAATCAATAAGATTGTTAGGGCAGTCAGAGATAATATGATTACATCGGCACTCAAAGGCTCTGTATCGGTAGTTATTAAGCAGGGTGCATCATTGTACACAGCATCAAGCATTCTTTCAATGCGTTCCGTATCTGTCGGTGCAGTCAAAGGCATTCAGCAGATTGCTCGCAAAGGTGGTTGGAAACAGCTTACAGATGAGATTGATACACACACGGCAGGTCATTATATGCGTAGAATTGGCTTGTCATCGATGGAAATTGAGGCAATGAAAGACTCTTGGCTCGGTAAGAAACTGCCCACAGCACTCAACCCTGCAAAATGGATACAGGGTACAGACTGTATTACAACAGCGTTGCATTGGGTGGCTACTAAAGAAGAAGTAAGCCGACTTTATAAAGAACAGGGAAAAGCTGACCAAATAGGCTCTGATGAATATTTTGACGAGGTCACAAAGTTATATGACCAAATCCTTGAAGAAACACAGCCTATGTATGACAGTTTGCATCGAGGCGAGATACAGAAAAATTCAAACGAGTTGTTAAAGTCTGTATTTATGTTCAAAACTCAGCCATTGCAGAACACAGGTATTTTGTATGATGCAATTATGGATTATCAGGCAAACAAGGACAATGCAGAACTTCGAGATGTCAAGAAACAAAAACTTGCAAAAGCAGTTTCTTCACAGATGATGTCAGCACTTACTTTCGTTGCAATGACCTTTATTGCATCTCTCGCTCTTCATAAACCTGAACGCTACAAAGATGAAAATGATGAGGTCACTCTTTCATCTGTTCTTGAAAGACTCGGTATTGACTGGGTAGAAACAGGATTTAGCGTTCTTGTTCCGATTGGTGGTGCTGAACTTGCATCTTTCATTGAAAATCAGATTAACGGTAAAGATTATGATTTTGCTTCTGACAATGTTGTGTCAATGCTCAATGACTTTACTTCATCAATCGGTGACTTTAACCAGAATGTTATTGTTGCTCTTGCACAAGGTAATTTTGACCTCGACAAAGCAAAAGATGCCCTATGGGGATTATCTGTCGATGGTCTTGCATTTTTCAGAGGATTCCCATTGAAGAATTACAGCAATATCATTAACGGTATCTTCTCTAATTTGTCGGATGCAATCAGCGGTCACAGCACTTACTTCGGTTCATCGGGCGGTCGAAAAGGTAGTGAATACGCAAACTCATATGATGTACTTATTGACAATAACCCCGAAAAGGCAAAGCAACAGCTTGAAACATTCTACAATGAGAAGTACGAAGAGCAGATTGCAAAAGGCGAAACCACAACAGAGGCTAAGAAAAAAGCACAGACCTCTGTCCGTACTGCACTAACTACGCAGTATAAGAAAGAGTATCAAAAAGCATTTCTTAATAATGACCGTGACACAATGCAGAAAATCAACAAGAAACTGCAGGAGTCAGGCTATATGAAGTGGGAAGGCAAATCATTGTCAACCGTGTTAGGCGAATGGACTAAGTCAGCTCAAAAAGATTCAAGCAAATAAAAACGAATCCTGTGTGGTTAGTGTACCGCACAGGATTACCCTATAATTATTTAAAGAGGTGATTTTATGAAATCAAGAACGATGAAGTTTACGCTTGACTGCTCCAAAGTGGGGAATCAGTTATGCATAGATGGTATCAGACAGGGCGATGCCAACTCTATTGTATTCATCATTTCGCTTGCAAACGGCATCAATTTACTTGATGTTGTTGCGGGGAAAGAGGAATCTGTTGTTGTGACAATGTACGGCAAAAAAACCGATGGCACAACAATTGTCCGTGATTGCGGAATTAACGAGGACGGCAACATCACATACACTATCCACACTCAGGATACAACTTGTGTCGGCATCGTCAGTTATCAGCTTGTTGTTACATCAACAAGAGAGAAAATACTCGCGTCCCCTGTTTTTAGTACAATGGTCGAAGAACGAAATCTCTTCAAGACTTATACAGTATTGACAGCACGGCCTGATGACTGGGCAGATGGTTACGATAAGTATTATTACTATGAAGATGGCAGATTTTACAAGCTGAACCGTTTTGAGAGTGAGCTTGCTCCCAAATGGGTAATCAACAAGTATTACTCTGTCAATGACAATGAAGTTGAAAGCACATCAGACTTTGATGCCCTTGCATATGCTCTCCTTAGAGCAAAGCAATACTCAGACAGAACCGAGGAATACCTTGCAGAAGTTAAGAAGAAAGCAGATAAAAGTACCACGCTTGCAGGATACGGTATCACAGATGCCCTACAAAACGCAAAAGGCACAGTAAGTACAAACAACCTTGCCGATAATTGCGTGTCCTCTAACAAGCTGTCAGCGGATGTTCGGGCAAACATTAACAGCAAAGCTGAATCAGCGAAAGTCAGTCAGCAGTTATCACTCAAGGCAGATGCATCATCCGTATATACTAAGTCTGAATCTGATGCACTTCTTAAAGCCAAAGCAAACTCGGCAGATGTTGATGCATCTGTCAAAACAATCAACACAACAATTGCGAACAACCAAAAAAGTGTGAATGCAAGCCTTAAAAGCCTCAACACAGCATTAACCAATAAAGCCAATACAGATGTTGTCAATGAGGTAAAACAGCGTGCAGAGTCAAATACAACGGCAATAGAGCTTAAAGTAAGCCGTACCGACTTTAACAACACCGTGACCAATCTCACAAATAGCATTAACGGAAAAGCTGACAGCAATTCCGTTTATTCAAAGGTTGAAACCGATAATTCGCTCGGTGAAAAAGCAGATAAGGCAGATGTTGATACCTCACTAGCAAACAAAGCTAATCTTGTCAGCAGCTCGAATATTTTTGATTTCGATGATTGGGCGAAAGGATTGCAGGGGCTTACTACTCCGGTTTACAGAGGCACTCTCGACAAAGTAGATTATAGCGAAAAATCAATTACTTTTACCGGTAATGAAGCTCGTTCGTACACTAACGGATGGAATTCGTCAGCACCGCAATCTATGAGAATAGCAGTTAAGCCAAATACAAAATATTTATTTTCGTGCTTACCATCGTCAAAAAAATGCGAAGCAGATGTTTTCTTGAATGGAATTACAGCTAATCACTTTGAGCTAAAAGGGGGCTTTGGTTCATTTACAACGGCAGAGGACACAACTTATATTTTGATTCGGTTTGTTTATTCCGAAATAGGATTTTTCAAGGTGTCCAAAATTATGATCGCCGAAAAAGAATCAATCTACTTACCAAATACAGTCGCAGAAGGCGTCCCAGAGGTTGCAAACGAGGTTTTTGCGTTTGAAAAGACAACCCAAGCTTCACTTGACGGTAAATACGATTCAGCGAACATAGAGAGCGGTACATCAACACTCACACCGTATTCAACCGTCACCGATAAAATCAAAAGTGCAAGCTGTACATATAAGACGATTGGTGACATCGTAATCGTCAGTGCA